CGCTGGCCGCAGTCGCAGGAATCGCCACCTTTGCCGCCGCCTCGCCGGTCGTGAGCTTGTATGTCTGCGCTTCTATCGGCTGCGGCATCGCATCGACCGGGGCGGACTCAAGGAATAGTTCGGTTTCCCGAGCACGGCGAGAGACGAGCCCTGCCAGCGCGACCCGCGTCCCGTCCTTCACTTTGTAGTGCCGCGCCGTGTCGCCGCTCACCCGCGAATATTTGAAGTCGGCAAAGTGGCTTGCCGCCCGCGCGTAGTCGCCCGCGTTAAGATGCTTGATGAGACTCGACTTGCCCAAAGCGCCGACGCCGATGTTGTAGCAAAGACTGACCAAGGCATCGAATTGACCTTGCGACAGCGGCACCTTGACCAGCTTCAGCACGTTGGCCTCGTGCTTGGACATTTCTCGGCGTAGCGCTTCGGTTGCCTCGTCCAGCGTCCAGTGCGTGTTTGGTTCAACGCCTTCAGTGCAGCCCCAGCCGCACGTCCACACACCTGCAGGGCAGCGGTAAGCCTTGCACGACCCGTCCTTGTGCTTGCTGTGATAGCCCTCTTGGGACTTGATGAGGTCCAGGCCCTTGCTGCTGAGTTTCATACGCCCTCCGTCAACTTCACGTCGGCGAGGGCGTGCGTTTTGACGTAATCGACCTCACGCGCCAGCAAGGTCACGGCGTCGTTAATTTCGATCAGAGCTTGCGCGATTTCTGCGGGTTGCTGCATGGCGGGCTGCTGTTGTGTAAGGACAGGCAAAGCACGCTGCACAAGCCCCGGCAGTGTATCACGAACGGCCTGATTTATCAGTGGCGTTGCGTCAACAGTCGCGGGATTAAACGACCGCAAATGATCGGCCACCAGTCGGGCAACAAGGCTTTCAACCTCATCTGCCCTGACGTATCTGTCCCAGCTTGCACCGTTGCTGATGGCGAGCTGGGGACGCGGGTTGCCGTCCTTGCTGTCGTTTATGATGATTGCCGCGCCCGCGCACGTTATGGCATCGGGAACGCGGCGCGGATCGTAATGAGGAAGCCGCGCCGGCTTGCTGAGATTGGCCGTCGATCCGCCGTCCTCGATCACGCGCGCCATGTCATGACCCCGCAAAAGATGACGACACACGCAATCAGTGCGACGACAATAAAAATCACGCCGCACATTGGCACAGCGGGCGATTCACGCCGATGTTTCTGGGGCTCTGGTATCATCTGAGAGACACAAAGCAGGCCGACCCCGCCGTTTGAAATGTCGGATCGACCGTTATAGTTGTTGATCCGGTCGTTGAGAACGTCGCGTCGCCGCCCGTGTGTGGCAGAAGGCCCGCTTCCGTATCGATGTCGTAGCGTTCGGTCGCGTTGGTGGGGGAGTGCGTTGGCAGGCCCCCGGAATAGTAAGTGTAAGCAACATAAATTCCGACACCGCCTGCAGTGTGTGACAAGCTGCCGGACGTGTACGGGTCAACTGTCTGGCTCGTGGCCGTGGCAACAGGCGTTGATGATTGCAGATCGTAAACCGCCCAGACGCCGATTCCTGACCGCGCGCATGTTGCCGAGTACGTGACAACGATGTCTGCTGTGGTGCCTGTGTCTACCTGTACGATGTAGAGCGCCGTGCGCTGGTTCGCACCGCCGCCAGATCCCTCATCCGTGCAGAGCTGCGTCGCCGCGTTGCCGCCAACGGTTACGCTCGTTACCGACACCGTGCCGCCCTTCGATCCGGCCACGCCGATGACAATACGCCGCCCCGTCGCCGCCGTGCCGATTGATTGGCTCGAAAAGGTGTATGTCGATGCGTCAACCGACGACTGCGCGTTTGTGCAGAAGGACACTGACGCGGCCACGCTGCTTGATACAGCCGACGCGATCAAAGATGCGAATGACGGCCCCATTAGGTCAACCCCGCGCCTGAGATGATCCACGAGGTCGATGTTACTTTAATCGCAGTCGCGACCCCATTAGCGGCGAGCGTTCGGCTGCCAGTTGTGCCAGCGCCAGCGAGCGTTAAAGTGTCACTCGTTATTGCAATGGTCACTGTGTTGATAGCGTTGACGAATGTGATGCACGTTCCGATTGGGTACGCAACAGACGAGTTGGCGGGGATCGTGAATGTTCTTGCGTTGTTGTCCGAACTTGGATGGTAAATGTGCTTTTGGGCATCAGATAGGACCAACGTATAAGCTGCCGATTGTGAATTCTGCGGGATTTGCGAATAGAGCGGAACGCCTTCGACGTTGATGACGCCGGCAGCGTTTCGACTAATGGTCGTGTCGCTCGCATGGCCAAGCTCAATTGAGCCCGTCGTTGTTTTGGCGCTTGTCCCATTTGACAAATCGCTAGCAATCGTCAACGCGCCAGCAGGCGTCATCGAGAAGCCGGTCACGATTGACGAAAAGTCCGCATTCGCAGTGCTAACGCCATTGAATATAAAATCGAGCGTAACGCCATTATACTGAATATACATTCCCTTTGAAGCAACGCCGCTATTTTTCAAAGTGTTCGCTGTTGACGAATGCTCGGCCAAAAAGGCCAAAAATGGAACGCCACCGCCATCAAGAGTCCCCAGCGTGCCGTAATAATTTGTGTTGCTGTGTGACCACTTGAAGCCACTGCCCGCGTGCACGGCGTCAAGGCCAGCAATATTTGACGCGCCCGAATGGGAAAATGAGTACCCCGACGTCGCGCCAGCAAAAGCAAGGGCGTTGCTTGAGTGCGTGATTGTCACGTCACCGTTGGCAAAATTGACAACGGCTCCCGATGCAAGAAACAGGTCAGACCACGACGCCGCGCCCGTGCCTAACGAATCGGCGTCGTTGGCCGTCGGGTCAGGGTACGAGGTTAGAGCCGCAGAATACGCTTGGACGTTAGTGCCAATGGCAAGACCTAGATTGCTTCGCGACGTTGCGGCGCTTGCGACATCCGAAAGATTGTTAGCTGCGATCAAATCGCCGACGCCCGCGCCATCAGCCCCCTTGTTGCCAGTGCGTTCGAACACAACCGCCATAACGTCGTTTGCCGATGGCGCACCGGCTGCCGCTGTGACCGTAATCGCAACAGCGTAGTAGGTCGAATTGTCGGTGATGCCCGTGACCTCGGCCTCGATATATTCCGTGCGATCCGAGACTGTAAATATACGGAGATGCCCATAATGCGTGGTATTGGTGCTGTCGTCCCACGTCGCAATGACCGGACCAAGAGATTCAGCGTTTCGGCCTGTTTTGCTGATGTTTATAGCCGTTGCGCTTGATAGCGTGACATTGTTGGCAAGGACCTTCCCAGACCCAGGGTCGCCGCTCGTGGATGCCGACCACGCATAGTCAAGACCTGTATTTGGACCCGTTGCGCCGGTCGCCCCGGTTGCGCCGGTCGCTCCGGTTGCGCCTGCTGCCCCGTTCGTCCCCGCATCGCCTTTATCTCCCTTTTCGATGACGAGGGCGGCGCAGTTGTCTCCGCTTGATATTGTTCCGCTCGTTGCCAGGTACGAAACGGGAAAAGTCCAATAGCTTCCTTGATCTGTCCCGCTCCCGGTGATGTTGAATGAATGAAAATTTTGTGTGGCTCCCTCCTTGCTGATCTTAACGCGCGCACGGATCGTGCTTGTGCTGTCATCCCACGTCGCAATGACCGCTGCCATTGATCCGCCAGCCGAGTCCGTTTCGGAAAAAGCAAGCTCTGTGATGCTGGCAATTGTCGCGTTATTCCCTCGGACCTTCCCAGACCCAGGGTCGCCGCTCGTGGCCGTGTTCCATTGATACGGGTATGCGGCGTCCAGCCCATCACTGCCTTGCGGACCATCCTCGCCTTGCGGTCCCTGCAGCGCCGTGAGGCTTTTGACGCGGACGTAAGCATAGGTCTCGAGGTTGCTGGCGATTGACATGGCCGTGCCGAGCGCGTTTCCGCTCGAGTTGGTCTGCAGGTAGTATTCAAGGATCAGGTTGTCAGCGCTGGCCAGCGTGAACGTCGCGACAACCTGGCTGCCGTGCGTGCCGTCCGCGCCAGAGCCAGAGACGCCGTTGATGCCGTAGAAGATCGTCCCGGCTGTTTCGAGGCGCAGGCGAAGCTGGCCACCGTCCGCGCGGCTGAACACGCCGTCCGCGTCAACGTCATATGTCCCGGCAGGTAGCGTGATCTTGTTGGACGCGATCGACGCGCCTGTGATGCTGTTGGCGGCTTCCGTCTGCAGCGTGTGCGTCGTCCAAGCGCCCGTGGTCGTCGAGCCTGAGGCCGTGCCGTCCGCCCTCTGGTCGAGCCAGATGCCCATCTTGAGCGTGGACGTTGACGGGGTGGACATGCCCGTCTGATCAGCCCAGGCAGTGCCGATGAATGCCGTGTAGAGGTTTTCGTCTTCGACGTAGGCCAACCAGCCTTCGGCAGGGACGTAGCGGAACCAAGAGCCGTTGCCGTCGCTCTCAACAACATCGTGCTGAGCGTAGGATAGCGTGGACCACACGCCCGTTGGCGTGCCGTTGATGATGTAGCGGGCACCACCTGTTGGCGAGCTCGGCGGCGCAGTCAGGCGGTCCGTGACCTTGAAGAACGCAAGACCATCCTGCATCAGCGCCGGGGTCGAGCCGTCAACGTACCAGTTGCCGCCATCGGCCACGAACTGCACAGACTGGCCTTGGCCTTTCAGCGAAAACGCTGTGACCGAAGCGCCAGAGATGCCGATCGTCTGGCCCGCCGTGGTGCGAATGGTGACGACGTTGGCCGTGCCGGCGTGGCGGATGGTGATGCGAAAGCCATCCTCGGCCGTGACGGCAGAGAGCAGCGTGATTGCAAAGCTGCCGCTGGTCGGATTGGCGTTGATGACCTTGCCCTGATCCGCAGCGACGACGGTATAGGTTGAAGTCTTGGAACTGACAGGGGTTTCAGGGAGGGCGATCTCATCCGTGACAGGGATCGCCACAGCGCCGGGAACGTTGTCATGCGTGACGAGCGTAATCCCGTTGGCGTCCTTCACAATCATCTTGAATGCGCTGGTGCCGGTGAAAACCAGCGTTCGCGCGTTGCCGGATGTTTTCGGATAGCCGGACGAGTCGGTTGATACGATGGTCCCGAGCGCCGTTGACAGGTCTTTGTCCGCGTAGACGGTCTTCGGCGTCGAGGTTCCGGCCTCGTAGAATTCCACCGTACCGCCAGACACGGGGTTTCCGTTGGCGTCGGTGATGCGGATCATGGGCGAGAAAATTGCAACAGAATCGGTCATTCCCTGAGTCCTTGCGGCTCAAAGTTGAAGGGAACGCTGGTACTTGGGAGGGGTGTTAGTCGCGCGATTGCTGGTAAGCGGCAGCGCCGAGAGGCCCAAGGCTCGGATTGGCAACGATGGCCTTGGGAGACATGGCGGCGCTGGCCGAGATGGAACCGGAGACGTTCTTGATTGGCAGGACCTCGAAGGTCATCTGCATGACTTTTGCCAGAGGCCCACTATAGCTGCCGAGCATGCGGACAAAGGCTTGACCAAACCTGCCCGCAAAGAGCGCATTTGTAATGCCGCTGCCGCTCGGGTTCGGGTCTTTGTAAGCAAGATCCTTCATCGCCGCGCCAAACCGGCGCATAAGCGCGATATCTTCCGGCTTGTAGACTTCACGCATCAGGGACATTTGCGAGTGAATGGCCTTGTCGATGCGCTGCGCGATCATCGTCGGCGTATGGACTTGGCCCGATGAACTCGTGGTGAGGTTCATCCAGTGAGCAAGCTTAATGTCGTTCATGATGCTCGTGGCTTGCTCATCGGGAAGGTTCTTGACGCCTTGCCTGATGAGGCGGATGGCCTCTTGTGAGCCCTGCTTTGGGACAGCTCCCGGATCTGTACCAAACAGCGCCTTGACGACGGATTCCGGGTTGTCCGTGCTCTCCAAGATTTTGCTGACAATCTTCCGGCCCGGAGACGCTGGCCCCGAAAGCGTCTCATCCGTAAAGATGCCTTTGAATTGCGACGTGAGGTCGCGCGCCTTCTGCGCTTCCTTGAAAGCTGCCATGTCGCCTTGGATCAGAGCCTTTTCGCTGGCTTCTTGAACCCAATTGTTGAAGCCGCGATAGACGCGCGCCGTCGCCTCTTTGTCAGCCCCCTGCGCCCCGTCCATCATGCGGCCAAGCGTTCGCCTCATGGCGTCGAGGTCTGGCACCGTGGCGTTGCCCAGGAACTCGTCAGCTTGCCTCTGTGGCTCGCCAGAACGGAACCGCCGCAGATAGTCCACCATGTTCTTGGCCATGGGGGCTGCCGCAGGAACTTTCGGGTCAAAGCTTTCAAGGAGGTATGTAAGTTCGCCAAGTTCAGCGCTGATCTTCCCCGGCAACAGATCAAGGCTTGTCGGCGTTGCGTACATGGGGCCAACTTTGCCCCACTGTTCGTCCAAAGCGTTCTTGGCCACGTCGCGAGCTGCCGTCAGCCCTTGCTGAATGCCGCCGCCCGTGTCGCTCACGCGGGTTGTCGCCGCTGCTCGATCCGGGTTTAAGCGCGCGGCAACGCTCGCAGGTCCGCCGCCAAGTGTTGCTTCTGTAATGGCCTGTGCCTGCCTGCGGTCAAAGTCCTGCATCTTGGTCTTTGCCGCGTCGCCCATGACGCCGTAGCGCATGGCCTTTTCGTCAAGCAGATATTCAGGGTCTTTCGTCATTTGCCCGCGTGTCACGGGCAATTCAAACTCTTTGCTGCGAACGGTCTGGCCGGCGATCATCGGTTGCCGAACTTTGGCGAATTCCTCAGCGAATTTCTTAATCACGTCGCCGGACATGTCCGCCGGATCAAAGCCCGCAGCGCGAGCAGCCTCGACGCCCTTTTCCGTAAGCTGGCCGCTCGCCTTGTTGTAAAGGCCCGGCTCCGTGACGAGCTTGCGCCAAAGGTTGCCCACAACTGGGCTTAGTCCCTCGGCACCAGCGCCGAACAACCCAACAAGGCCCGCGCGGATGGGGTCGGGGGCTTTTTCAGAGCCAAAATACAGCGCGCCCAGGTCGCCAAGAATGCTGGTCGATGCCGCGCCGCCGCCCTGCCCGAGAACCTGCCCCAGCCCTCCGGGCGTTCCGCCAGCGCCGCGAACAAGCCGCCCCATGGCAAGGTACGGCAGCGTCTGCAGCGCCGTGGTGTTTACGTCCTCAAGGTCAAGCCCCGGCCTGTTGACGTAGGCCACCGTCGGCAGACCGCTCGGCGCGCGGTAGTGCACAAGGTCAGCGCCATAGGCGTCTTTTTCCAGCTTGATGAAGCGATCGCCAAGCGCATTCTTGACGATGTTGGTTTGCGCCTCGCTGTCTGGCGTCAACGTATGGCCTGCAACGATGTTCCGGTAGGACGAGCGAGCGGCGTCGCTGTCGTCCTTGAAAATCTCGTCCTGCAGAACCTGCGATATCCCAGGCGCATCCTTGAAGCGCGGGTCTGTGCGCCCGGCCACGTTGTTTGCGGCCCACTCAAGCCAGCCCTCTTGCTTCGGGTCTTTGTATCCGGGAAACGGCACGGCCACAGGTCCAGGCCGCTGCGGCTGTGCTTTTTCCGCCGGGTTGCCGTCGCCAAAGATCAGTTCATCCAAGTCGCGATCGGAAAGAGGTTTCATGCCCTCTTTCGATGGGGCAGGCATCGACATTTGCGCGCCTGGCGGCATGAACTGCATGCGAGCCGGCGGGGGCTGGTCTTCCGCCACGGGCGCGGCTTGCTGCGGAGCTTGGCGGATTGTTGGGGCCGGCATGCGCGGGCGAGCCGCTGGGGCATCGCCTGGACGCGGGATTGCATCAGGACGAGCAATCGGCGCTGGCCTCTGAACCGGGGCTTGCGTTTTGGTAAGATACGGATCGTCGTCGCCAAGGACGAAATCAAGCAGATCCATCAGGCGTCAATCCCGAATGTTTGGCGGATGACGGCGCGCGTTGCGCCTCGAAGCTGCTCGTCGGTTGCTTTTGGGTTTTGCTCGCGAAGCTGCTGAAGGACTGCCTTGGACTGATCGCGAATGATGCTCCCCATGCGATCAAGTGGCAGCGTCTTGGCGGCGTCCTCGGCGTTTCCAGCCCATGGCTGACCGTTGAAGCCTTCCGACCGCAAGTACCGATAGCGGGCAATTGCAAGTTGCGTCTGCTTTATGACGCCGTCCATCTTGGCTTTGAATGCCGTTGGACCGTCGTCCATCGTCGGCACGGCCTTAGACAGCCGCTTGGCTTCCTCAACGCCCATAGCCGCGCCGGTCACTTCCTGGATGTATCGGTTCAGGTTCTCAACCGTGTCGCGGCGAAACGTCGTGTATTCCGCATGGCGCTGAAGCACCTCGGGTGGCAGCTTTGCGCGAAGGGTGTCGAATTTATCCGCAAACGACACGCCAAATTGATTAGCCTGTTCTTCGAACGTCAAAAACTCTTTTTGGAACCCCTCCTTGATAGCCTTCATGCGGCCCATAAGCTCCGTGGCCTTGAACTCAGCCTTGTCCACGTCGCCGCGCACGTCCCTGCCGAGGGCGGCAGGGTTGGCAGCGTCCGCAAGCATTCGGCCAGCGTCGCCCTTGCCACGATATGCCATCATGAAGCCCAGGGCCTTCGCCTTGCTGGCAGGCATGGCCCCCATGGGGGTTTGCACGATTGGGTCTTGTGGCTGCTGCCCTGCGCCGGATGGCTGTTGTGGGGCTGCCTGCGTGCGAATGAGGTTCGGATCGGCTGACATCTCGTCAACCACGGGCTGCATGATTGCGGGTCTATTGGCCGGCGGGGCAAAGGACTGCGGGCGGACAGATGGCGGCGCTGCTGCGGGCGGTTGCCCGCCGCCAAGCTGCTGCAGAATGATTTGATCAAACACGTCCTTCTGTTCAGCCGCGCGCGCTTGCGCAAGGGTCAGCTTGGTTTGAGCTTCGAGTTGCTGCCGCTGCAACGGGTTCAGGCTCATGGCGGCTTGGCCCTGGGCAAGCTGCTGCTCGAGAAGCTTCATGCGGATGGGATCTTGCGCCGCCTCGCGCGACATCCGCTGTTCTTCGAAGCCAAGCCGGCGCTGGTCCATCGCCATGCGCTCTTTCTGCATGGCTTGGTCACGCTCCATCTGCTGGCGCTGGAAATACCGGCCAAGACCCTGGTTGATCGGGTCGAAGTCGAGTTGGCCTTGGATGCCCATCAAATACTGCGGAAGACTTGGCATGCTAACCCCTATTCTTGAGGGTGCTTAAGGTATCGTTTGGGACACTCAATCGCCGGAACTGTCCCTATTTGTCCCTTGACAGATCAACGCTTGTTAGGTGCGGGCTCCGTAGCCGTTGAGATAGCCCTGCAGGGAGTTGATGCCGCCCATCTTGCCCGTGGCTTCCTGCGCTACCGGAGCCATGCCGCCTAATCCGCCGCCGTACAGGCTCGCCGCAATGCCACCGAGCTTGATCAGGTTATTTGGCAAGATGCTGTCAGCCGCCGAGCGTGCGTTGGCGTACTGGATCGAATTGCCCGCCTGCTGCTGGCCAAGCCCCATGCGCATCTGGCCAAGATTGTTGCCAAGGCTGCTGTCCATCCCAGCCATGGCCGACGATGCGCCATAGCCCTGCTGGCCGATGCCGGCGAGACGGTTGAGATAGGCCTCATAGTCCTGGCTTCCACGATCAAGCATGGCGCGGCTCATGGCGAGACGGCTGTTGCCGCTGTCCAGCATGCCCATCTGATTAAAGCGCCGTGACATCGCTCGCGTGGCCATGTCCTCGTTGTGCTGCCGGAATGGGTCTTCACCTGCGTATTCCGCGAGCGCGCTGCGCTGCGCATCGGCTCCGTTCAAGCCCAGATAGGTTCCATAGCGCTGGTTGGCCTGTCCGCCCTGCGTAGCGTAGGGCTGCAGATAGCCCTTGGCCTGCGTGTTGTAGCGCTCCATCTGCTCGCGGCCTTGGTCATAGCCGCCCTGCAGCGCCGCCGACGATTGCTGATAAGCTTGGTCGGCGTATTTCTTCTGATTGGCACCCGTGAATGAACCAAGAAGCGATCCAAGTGAGGGCATGCGTCAAGCCTCCAAGATAGGCGGTCCATCGCTCGTGTAGTTTGACGAGTCGATGTTATTGAGCGTGTGGTCGTGGGTTGACCCGGCGTCGTTGCCGAGGTTGTTCGCGTCTTCGAAGTCGAAGAAAAAGCCGTTGTTGCCGTAGGTCGGCGCGGGGGATGGCTTGGCTTTCCAGATGCCGCCATCCAGAGCCCCGAAATCACTGACACTCGCGGTCGTCGTGTCCATCCAGTGGTAGCGCGCGATCTTGCCGCCGAAGTAGTCGCCGCTCACCTGATCGCGCCCGATCTGATGCGCCAGGGTCAGGCCGATCGTTGATGTGCCATCGTAAGCGGTCGTTACCGTCTTGAGCGTTTCGGTGCCGTTGACCCAGAACCTCACGCGCTCGCCGCTGGCCGCGCCGAAGTTGATGACCACAAACACATGAAACCACGTATTGGCGACCAGCGCGGCCGTCGTCGAGGTCACGAGGCACTTTGTCGAGAGCGCTGGCGCGGCCCGCTCGTGATAAACAAGCTGATTGCTTGAGTTGATATAGAGCCGCCCGTCAGACGTTGACTGCGCCGCGCTCATGATAGGATCGTTGCTTGTCGCCGTCGTGCGGTACACCCACACAGACCATGCCCGCGTGTGGGCCGGGAAGCTGTTCGCAACGGGCGTTCGGTTCAGATACTCATCCGTGCCGTTCAGGATCAGCGCCGGCGCTTGCCTGCCGCTGGCGAAGTGTCCAGTCGGATAAATCAACGGCATCAGGCAAACGCCTTCACTGCAACGCCGTACATGGATGACCCGTCAGAAATGAACGTCAGCAGGTCAATTGAGCTTGCCGCCGTGGTAAGCGTAGGAGCCGTTCCGCTCGGCCATTTGTACGCCGCGCCATAGCCCAGCGTCCGCGATCCAGTGCCGTCTTGTCTGACGATCAGCTGATAGGTGCCGCCCGCCTTCATGTTCGTTGGATTTGCCAACGTGCGGTTGCCGCCGAGCGTCACCGTTGCAACCTGTCCCGTGTCGAGGTTCCACGCGATATTGGCCGCATCCGTCAACGTCGCCATGGCAAAGTATTGCTGGCCAGACCACGCGTTGACGCCATTGAGCAGCGGCACGGTTTCGCCAGATGTGCCGATGTTCTCGGTTGCTGCGGTCCCGAACGTCGGGAACCCGCCAACGTCGCCAGACAACGCCGTCAACGTGCTATCGATGCTGTTGAGCAGCTTCGTGGCGTCGAAGAACCATTTGTACCAGGGCTCGCGGAACCGGCCTTGCTCAAGCGTCCCGGATTCATGGGCGGGCGGTAGTGTCAGGCTCATGCGGCGATCTTCGCCCCATCAGCGGCGATGGATAGGAACGTCTTCACGACCTTGGCCGAGGCCGAGAACTTGTAGCTGATGCCACGGTGATCCGACGTGCCAAGCGCATGCCAGGCTAGCCGCTTGTTGCTGTTGCCCTGCCGTCCGAGCGCGCGGCTCAATTCGGTGCCCCACGTCTCGCCGTCGCGGCTCATGGCCATTGTGACCATGGGATCAAGATCAGCCGGCGTGGTCGTGTTGAGGCCAACGCCCGTAACGCAATCGAGATAAAGCGCATTCGTCTCGATTTGATCGGGGAACGCATGCACGGGCGGCGTCTGCACCGTCATGACAAGTTGCGTTCCCGCTTCGTCATTGGCTGATGGATCAACAAAGTAAAGATTGGGCGAACTGCGATGCCCACCGACAACGCGGCCACCGAGTACCATCGTCGTCCCGATGTTCCAGTGCCCTTGGCCGTAACTCTGCCGCTCATGCCACAGGCTCGTTGCCGTGTCATAGACCCACGTCGTCACGCCGGGGATGGTCCAAGCCATGTAGGCGTGACCGGCATCCGTCCAGCTCATGCCGACAATGGTTGACGGGTCGGCGCAGTCGCGCATGTCCCGGTCAACGTCGGGACGGCTGATTGGACGCGCCGTATAGCCGTCGAGAATAGAAATCGCAGCATACGCCCCGTCTTTGTCGGTCGTCGCCCAGGCGATGGCGTCCGTGACCAGATCAGGCCGGATGATCGGGGCGGACACCACCGAAGCGGCGGACCAGCAGCCGACGCGGCTCGATTGTGAACGCTGGAAGGGGAAACCATCATTGCTGCCGGTGTAGTCCCAGACCTCAAACGACCGCTGGCCAAAAGCAATAACGCTGGTTCCACGTGAAACCGCCCGCAGAAGCCCGTCAGGATCAGACTGCGCTGCAGTGATAGCGAGACCATCCCACCCGGTCGCGTCGTTGATCTCGCTGGCCCTGAGATAGCCGTCAGGCGATGACGTGACGAAATGGTTAGCCACGGAGCAAACCGAGTTTGGCGAGCCAAAGTCAGTATCAGTGATGTCAACGACCGCGCCGCCCTGGATGAATTTTCCCAGGCCATCGCAAACGATCATGGTTTGCGCGCCAGCCGCGCGAGAGTTGCGCGCCATGGTGACGAGACCGTCCGAAGGCATGCCGCCGAGAACTGTGCTCGTGCCGCCAGCTTCAAACTGATGCACGACGCGACCACACACGGCATAGCCCACGCCATCGACCTCGATCATGGCGCGAACACCGCCAGAGCCCGACAGCGTGCCGAGTGCGGTCAGGCCCGCCACGGCATGGGTCGAGACCTTAACCCGCTGCTCATCACCCACGACCTCGGCACGGCAATTGATCAGCCGCGCGATGCCTTCAAGCGGCGATTTGCCTTTGTTGCTTTGCGTGCCGAGAGCAATCGGAAATCTCATTCCGTGTCCTCGTATCGGCGCGTGGTTGTTCTGGTTAGAGCGTTGTCAAACCGGGCTGGCGGCGGGATGATGAAATCGGCCTGCAGCGTTGTCCAAGCGTTGGACGCGGCGCGGGCCAGCAGCGGGCTAACCGGCTTGCCGAAGTCTTCGGCAACAGCCATCGCCAGCATATCGATGACGCCGGCCTCGTGCTTGCGAGGATACTGCCCTTTCAGCCATTCGACGCCGTCGAAAATAGCCACGTCGTTGACGCTCCACGTCGTCACGTCGTCAAGCGTCGTCGTTCCGGCCACGCTCACCTTGTAGAAATGGCCTTGCGTCCCGGTGGCGCTGGTCAGCGTTGGCGTGTTCGTTGACGCATTCCATGTGCCCTGGCTGACCAGGAGGTCAACAGTCTCGCTGTCGATGCCAGCCGGCGGGATTACAAAGAAAAACTCATCATCAAGGGTCATGTCGGCGTGCTTCACGTCCACGCCGGACGCCTGCCACGCGTGCATCATGTCGTTGAGGGCACCAAGAGTATAGTCCGCGTATTCAGCCGCAGCAGCTTCGCCCGTGCCGATCGACACGACACGAATCCGCCGCAGCGCTGATGTAACGATTTCACGAACCGTGCTCATGGTGCCCCCGTTAGCTTTAGGTGCCGCTCAAGCGCGTTGCGAGACGCGGATCGATGATCTTGCGGCCATAGAGCACGTCGAGACGCCATTTGCTGATGTCGTTCGTGCCGTCATAGATCGGGATCACGCGGACCGAGATGCCCTTGTAGGACTGACGCGATCCGTTGTAAGCGGCCTGCGGCATTTCCATCGGCACGAAGGCCACGCCCATGGTATTCTTGTGGAACACGAGATTTTGACGGTAGGCCGTCGATGCCGAGCCGACAACGGTAATTGCGGCGTTGTCGGCAGGCGCAGCGTTGACCGTCTGATGCGGGCCTGACGTGATGATCGGCGGCGAGATCGTTGCCGTGAGGTTACCTGTTCCATCCGACGACACGTCAGCCGTGACAACGAACTGCTGAAGAACGCCCGTCGTCACCTTGGTCTTGGGGTTTACCATCTGCACGTTGGCAATTGTGAAGATGTCGCCCGCCTTGAGGCGGTTGGCCGCCGCCGCCGTCCAGCCGTCAGTGATGAGCGATTGCGTCCACGTATTCTTGGCGGTGTCATAGGTCACGTTCTGCGAAGCACCGTTGACGAGCGGAGTGCCGCCGAGCGGGCCAACAGTGTGGGTCGGCACGACCTGCGACATGAGCGTATCGATGCCGCCCACCATGCCCATCTCGCCACGGCGGAAGGCATCACTGGCCACCTGGTTGATGTAGAGCGCGGTCTGTGACCCAACGAGGCCCCAATAGTCGGTCGGCGCGAACGCTGCCGCACGGTCGGCTTGCGGGACCGCCATGATATCAAGGCGCTCGGGGGCCTTCGCGAAGTCGGCGAACGAATCCACGGTGTTGCCCGGCGTTCCCACCCAATTGTAGATGCCGCGATACATTTGCGTCAGAACGTCGTTGGTGATGTCGTTGACCAGGCTCGACATGGCCGGCTTGATCACGCGCTCAGACAGGTCGTCGATTTTCAGCGTGAGTTCTGTCGACGTGAACTCAAAGTCGATGCCTTTCTGTTGGTCGACCGTCAGTGTCGTCTTGCCTTCGATCACGTCTTGCGTCGACAGCGTCGCGCCAGATCGAACGGTGAAGTCGGCCGGACGACGGATCGAGATCGTGTCACCGATCTTGTAGCCGTTGACAGAGTTGCTAAACTCGCTTTCGTGGGCGCGGTGCATGCGCTTCAGAATGCCGAGTTCGTTTTCGAGGATGATCAGCGCCTCTTTGGCGACGATATCTGCGGTCAGTGACGTGTTAGCCATTGTGGGTCAGTCTTTCCTAATCAGCCCTTGCTGCGGCCCGCGTACCATTTCGCGTATTCGTCCATACTCATGTTGGCCGGATCTTTGGCCGATGGGCTGGACGCGCCGGAAACGGTCGGGGGTGGCGGTGGGGCGGTTGAGTGCCGACGCGGTGAAGGGCCAGCGCTCAGCTTGGCTTCAATCCGCGCTACTTCTGCCGCTTGTCGATGCGGGGGCAGACCGGAAATCCTGTGCGCCTCGTTCAGGTTCTTGCCGAGCCAGTAAGTCAGCTCCGCTGCCTTGTCGGATTCGGCGATGATCTCGGTTGTTTCGTTGGCAAATGGCACATAGGCCAGCCCCCGGAACACGTCGTCAAAGTCGGGCATCCGATCGCGCGCGGCGTCAACTTTCTGCTGATACTCGGTTGCCCTCATTTGCTGCACGCGGGCCTCTTGAGCCTTGGCAGCAGCGACGGCTTCCTCGTATCGCTCGGCCTTCACGACGCTTTTCAGTCGCGCCGTGTCCTGCTGCTCATAGGGCAAACTGTCGAAGGGCTGCGCGTGCAGCTTCTCGAGTTCGCCCCGGAGTCGATCGACCTCTTTCAGCGCGATTGATCGCTCTGCTTCGGCCTGCTTCTTGGCGGCATGGATTTGGCCAATACGCTCACTTACGGTCTGCTTTGGCTTCTTTGCGGCTTCGTCCTCTTGAGACTGAGGCTCGGACTGGCCTTCGGCACTTTCGACCGGCGTCTTAGCCTGATCGGGAGACGGCAACTCGGACACAACGGGTACTTTCACCTCCGGCTCAGCGCCGGGGGCGGGGATGGTTTCGGTGCTCATGATGATCTCGATTGCTGTTACTTTCGCCCGAAGGCGGGGTGTTACGCGGCAAGCAACAGAACGTCTTTTGAATTATTGAGTTACTTGCGTCTGCCGAAGCTCGTCAGCGCCGCGCATAATCTCCTGGCGGGTTTTCTCGACGTTAAGCTCAGCCATGTCCGCATCAGCCATGGCCTTGCGCACCGCCGCCTCTTTGACGACGATGTCAGACGGGTCAACAATCTCAGGCTCAACCAATTGGGGCTGCACGCCGCCTTGCTCAAGCGCTGCCGCCTCAAGTTGGGTCTTCATCGCGTCTGCCATGGTTTTTGCCGCTTGAGCCTTCTTAAGCTCGAGGTCTGCGACCATGATGGGATCTGGCTCAGGCGGTGGTTGCGGTTGATCTGGGTCGCGCTGAAGCTCTGGCGGCACCATGTTGCGCAACCGCTTCGCGATCTCGTCCGATTCCGGCCAGTCCATAGCCTTGGCCAGCAGATCGCCAATAACCGGAGCGGCCTGAGGAACGGCGCGCATGAACTCAATCATGCTGTTTGCCGCCTCAATGCGCTTGGTCGCATAGCTGCGGCCGACCGTCACGCGGATATCAAACGATGCGGCCGACAGATCGTTGATGACCATCGGCTCGCCGTTCGCGGTCATGACGACCTGATTGATGCGGGCAAACTTCGTTTCATTTTCCTTTTGGCCAAGTAAGCGGACGACGCGCTCATTGTCGTAAATTTTCGGGATGAGATCGACCAAGATGCGCCCGCAATGCTCAAGTGAGCGCTGCAGGTTGTCCGCAAAATGGTAGTTCGCAACGTCGCTTTCCTGCTGGCGTCGGCTGATGGCAATTCCGGCCGTCTCGTTGCTCTTGTCGCCGAGCGCCGCGTCATAGATGCCCGTCGTGCCCTTCATGTCATCCGAGGCGATTTGTGCCTCTTGCACGAGAGCGGCAGGGATTGCAGGCGGCGCAATGCGCTCTGGTCTGCTGCCTGGTGCTTCAGGGTCCGGCTGGTACAGCAGATAGGGCTTGTTATCGAGGTTGGCCGCATCCCACATGCTTTTAAACGGCCCCAACATGTTGGGCGTTGCAAGGTAAGGGGCTTTCGGCGTCAAAGCGATGCTTTCCGCCGTGGCGGTTCTATAAAAGTTATAGAGCTGCTGCGGGTCGCGGGCGAAGCGAATGGCTCCGTATCGGTAGACCTTGTTTTCAAGCGGGAATTCTCCGCCGACAACCGGAACAAGCGGTATAAACTTGCCAGCCCACTCATACGGGCCTTCAAGGATCTCTGATCCGCTGATGATAAACTGTTCAACCTTGTGCGTCTCGCATGGCCGCGTGCGCACAATGGGCAAAAAGCCTAGCTCAGCCTCGCCCTTGCCTGTGATGTCAACCGACCTGCCGTCCTCGAGTAGGGCCAGCAGCTTGGTCACGCGCGTCTTGCGCCAATACTCCGCAATGCGAATTGTGTCAGTCGTTGACCAGTAGAACGGTCGATCATAGCCGCTTGTCGGCGTCGTAATCTCGACAGCCTTGGCTTTCGGATACCGCCGCTTAAACGTGTCCTTCGGCAGCATTTCCGTGACAGCAATCCACATCGCATCGGATCGATCCGGCATGACCGAGCCGGGGTCACAGTACACCGCAAGCGGGTTCTTCACGGCCTTAATGCGGATCTCTTGATCGAACGCCATGTCATCTGCGTAGTCAGACGACACGCGCCACCAGCCAATGCCGCAGCTGGCTTGATGCTCGGCCGCCGTCGAATACACATGCCGCGCGCTCGACCGGTACTGAATTTGACGGATCAATCCGTCATAGATTTCGGCCACAGCCGGATCGGCGTCGTCATCCTCTGGCACCACTTTAATCGCGATGTCGGCCTGTCGGATGTCGTTGGTGATCTGGCGCACGAACTGCGGCAAGCGGTTGATGGTCAGCATGGGCCGCTTGGCCGCTTCGCGCTCGCGCCGCACGCTTTCGGGCCATTGATCGCCAGCCAGGAACGTCAAATCCCGCGAGGCTTCTTCGCGGTTGTCGCGGTCGTGTTCCCAGCTCGTCTGGATATTCTCGACAACTTCTTTGATCAGCGCCTCAGCATCGCCTTGGCTGAGCTTTGCGCCTTTCTTCTGGTGCTGGTTCATGCGCCGAGCCACGCACCCTTGCCGGCAGGCGCACCGCTCGTGAACGCTTGAGACCAGTCAACATGCTGCTTGACCACAAGAGACGGGAACAGCTGCGACAGAGCCCACACGAGAGCGTCAACGCGGTCGCCGGTCGTCTCGCCGGCCACGCCGAGCGGGGTGAATAGCACCTGTTGATCCTCCAATTCCGCGAACGTCCCGACGTGGCTGATACGGCCCTGCTCGTACAGCGCCGCGATCGGTTCCGCGCGCGTGACCTTGCCTCTTGAGGCGTGAACCTCGACGACTGGGATTGTGTCCCTCACTGACTTGATGGCCATTTTGACCATGTCGCCGCCCTGGTTTGTTTCGACAACGATCGCGTCGGCTGAGTACATGTCGAATGCCGCGACCGCCCGGCGCGCCCAACCATTAGGAGACAGTGAGCACGTCTGATCATCGAGCACATAGCCGCGACCATCGACACCGAGGCCAGCAACCACAATGCCCGTCTCTGCTGTGCCTTCGCTGATTGCCGTCTCCTGGCTTTTTCCTGCAGGGTCGATAGCCACGACGACGCGTTGCATGTCTGGAAGCTTGTCGCCGCGCTTCTTGCGTGTCTTGTCGAGCATCTCGCGCGTCCATAGCGCGCCTGGCACGTCGTCAAGGACTTCGGCGTCCAGCTCTTGGCGGCCAAGACGCGTGCCCTCGTACTTAGCTTTGATGTTCTCCATGAACGACGCGGCGAGGTTGGACGCGTTTTCGTATGTTGAGCCCCGCGTCGTAACTGTCCTGCTGTCGCTCATGATCTTTTTGAGCAGCACAATCGGACGCGGGGTGGTGGTGATAAGCTGGCGGGGATCGTCGCCGAGGCGAAGCCCAAACTGCAGCATGTCCCAGGTTTCCTGAGCGTAGCGCCATTTGGCTAGCTCGTCGCACCATCCGAGGTCATGTTGAGGGCCGCGCAGCTGGTCGGGCTCAGTCGCGTTAAATAGCGTGGCAACCGCACCATTGGGCCAAGTCAAGCGCCTCATGGAGGGCTGATAGGTGGGGCGGAACGCTTTCGGATGCACGCCAAGAATGCCGCTGTCACCCTCAACCATAACGTCACGGCCGTCTGCCGCTGTCTCAGCCACAAGCGCCACGCGGCCTGCTTTGCCTCGTGCAAGAGGTGTCGGCCCGCAGACCATGGACCTAACCCACTCAGACCCGCATCGCGTCTTGCCGAAGCCTCGGCCAGCAAGAATGACCCATGTCAGCCATTTGCCATCGGGCGGCAATTGATTGGGGCGAGCCCAGAACGGCCAGTGCGTCAGCAGTTCCGCCTTGGTCTCATCACTGAGACGGGTCAGATGGGCTGTCCTCTGTGCTTCGGGCAGCGATGCCAACAATTGCGCGGGTGAAAGCATCCGCACCAAGCGTGACCTCTTGTTTTATAGGATTGTCGCCGTCGTCGCCGCCAACGTGAGCCGTCTTCTCGCGCCATTCCTTTGGGAAGCGAGCCGCCATTGATCGTGACCAGATGGATTGACCGAAGCCCTGAAGCCTCATGCCATCCTGGCCAGCATCTTCCCACCAGCGCTGCTCAAACACCTTGGCGCGTGCCATGGCGTCAGAAAATTCAGTGTGCACGCGTTCCCATTCATAAAGCGTTTCGCGGGTAACGCCAATTTCCGACGCGATCCAAGTTCTTGACTTGCCTTGCTTTCCCCATTCGATGACGCTGTCGCAATATTCGGGGCGGTACGCTGTAGGTCTACCGGCTGGCATGATTAAGCTGCGATGCTCTGAAGCTGGGCCAATGTGCGGGTGGAAAGGGCTTGGCGGCGGGGTGGGACGGGCTGCACCGGCCTATGGTCTGCTGGTGTCAGGGGCGTGGCTTCGGCTTCGGCGTGTGGTGCTTGGCTGCGGGGCTTGAAGATGTGGAAGCCGAGCCAATTGAAGATCGTGCCGAGGAACGTCGAGATGAGGCTGATATAAGCGCCAATGCCGATGTTGGCCCATGCGATGGCGGCAGGCGTCGGGGCAAGGCTTCCCGTGGCAATCGTGGCGATCAGGCCGGACTGATTGAGCGCGATGCTGTCGCCCTTTTCGGCCGTCGCGGACTTGGCGCGAAGATCAGCGAGCACCTTGCGAGCGGCCATGAGTTGCTTGCGCTCGGTGCCGATTTCCTCAGCCACAGCGATCTTGGCCTGGAGGTCGAGGCACTTGGGGCCGCAGCCACCACGACGGCGCTCTGCGGCCTCCTGCGCGCGGAGGGCTTCGGCGTTGACCGTCGTCACCCATGCGTTTTGGGCTTCGAGTTCGGTCAGGCGCTTGGTGTGCAGGGCAATTTGAGCCTCAGTTGAGGCAATTTCGTTTCGACCGTCGTCATAGCGTGTGTTTTGCAGCGTGGCAGTTTCGATGTTGGCAGCGCGGTGCGATGTGCCGAAGGCAACGTGAGAGCCGTACTCAGCCCCGCAAAGGATTAGCCAGGCCACGGCGAGGCCACCGGCAATGCGCTTTTCGCCGCTTGACCAAGCGAGGTCAACGAAGTTGAGCATGTAGGCGGTCGCAAACGTGACGCCGCCGAACAGGCCACCGAGAAGCACTGAGGCAAATGTGCTTGTTCCGCCGAGGTTCCAGCCGGCGCTTGCAGCCATCAAAGCGGCGATGACCGTGAAGAATTTCCCGAGATGACGCGCGAACGTTTGCAGTTCAGCGATGGGCGCATGGGGGGATGCGTGCATTGTTCGGTCTCCTAGTGTCGGGGGAGGTCGGCCAACGCTTCGGCGTACAAATCGGGGATGCGCTCGCTGGTGAACTTGACCAGCTCAGATACCGAGATGCCGTGGCACA